GAGAAGGCACAGAAGGCCGCTGCCGATGCGCAGGCTGCATACGAGAAGCTTCAGGCCGAAGCGAGGGAGACGCGCCTGCGGGCAGCGATCATCGCAGAGGCTGCCAAGCCCGACCGTAAGGTCGTCGACCCGGAGGCTGTCGTGGCGCTGCTCGACCGAAGCTCGCTCGAGCTCGACGACGACGGGGCTCCGACCAACATCGCGAAGGCGATGGACGCACTCCTCGAAGCGCGGCCGTTCCTGGTCGCCAAAGACGGAGGCACGCGTGGCAACGCGGATCAGGGAGCGCGGCGGGGTGGCCCTCAGCAGGTCACCGAAGCCGAGCTCAAGACCATGAAGCCCGAGGAGATCGAGAAGGCTCGCAAGGAGGGCCGACTCGACCATCTGCTCGGGGTTCGCTGATTCCCCAAGAAGGAGTGACACATGGCAGTTGACGGGTTCAGGCCGGAGATCTGGTCGGCCGCGATCCTCACCAACCTGCGAAACGAGCTCGTCTACGCGTCGCTGTGCAACAGCGACTACGAGGGCGACATTCAGCAGGCTGGTGACACCGTCCACATCACGTCCATCGGATCGGTTTCGACTCGGGCATACACCGAGCTGACGGCGATCACGTGGGACGAGGTGTCAGACACCCAGCAGGATCTGCTGATCGACCAGAAGCGCTACTTCGCGCTGAAGGTCGACGACGTGGAGCGCAAGCAGGCGCTTTCATTCCTCGACGAGGCCACGCAGGAGGCGGCGTACGCACTTCGCGACAACGCCGACAGCGTGGTGTCCGCAGCCATGTACGCCGCAGTGAACGGCGGGGCGAACGACCTCGGCGCGAAGGTGGCGGACATCTCGGACAACTCCGGCTACGGGATTCTCGTGGATCTCGCGACGACGCTCGATCGGGACAACTGCCCGAACGACAATCGCTGGGTCGTCGTGTCGCCGGAGTTCCACGGAGCTCTGCTCCAGGACAACCGCTTCATCGACGCATCCGCGTCGGGCTCGACGGAGCCGCTCCGCAACGGCTTCATCGGCCGCGCGGCGGGGTTCAACGTGTTCAAGTCCAACCAGACGCCCGACCCGACGGCGAGCACGTACGCCGTGATCGCCGGACATCCGTCGGCGACCTGCTACGCGGATCAGATCCTCGAGACCGAGGCGATCCGGCTGCAGGACTTCTTCGGCGACGGCATCCGTGGCCTGCACGTCTTCGGCGTGAAGGTCGTTCGGCCGACGTGCCTCGCGCTGGCGTCGGTGACGGTCCAGGCGTAAGGGGGGCGTAGGCGATGGCATACACCAAGGACATCGCTCGTCACGACCGCATCTGGATCGACGGCACGGACGTCTCGAACGCCTTTCGGGAGTTCGGGTTCTCCTCGGAGCACTCCGAGGAGGACGTGTCCGGGTTCTCGGTCTCTGGTGTCGACGAGATCCTCCCCGGCTCGACGGCTCAGGGGTTCTCGGGCGAGGCGTTCTACACGCCGGAGTTCTACGCCATCCTCTGGCCGCTGCACCGCGATCGCGACACCGTCGAGATCCAGTGGCAGCCGGATGGCCTCGTCGACCCCACGCGCGAGGTCTACTACGGGAACTGCACGATCAACACCTTCAACCCCACGGCGACGCGGGGCTCGGTGAGGGTCATGCAGTTCACGGCAAAGCCGGCAGACGAGAACGGCATCCAGGCGGCAGCGGGAACGTAGCCGTGAGGATCGTCTTCGTGAGTGCCGCCTGGCGTCGCTACGACGTCACGCGGCTTGCCCTCGCACAGCGGGCCCATCTCTGCGATGAGCTCGCTGTGCGAGGCCACGAGGCGACGGCCGTGATCGTGGCCGACGACGAGAATCTCGACATCGCCCGGAGCTTCGGCTTCGAGGTGGTGGAGCAGTCCAACGCCCAGCTCGGGCGGAAGTTCAACGACGGCCTGGAGTTCGCTTGCCGCGAGCTCGAGGCCGAGTACGTCGTTCTGATCGGCTCGGACGACTGGATGCACGTCGCCCTCTTCGACCGACTGCCGGCAGACGAGGCATCGCCGAAGTGGCCGACGGACGACGAGCCGATCGTCACCTGGTCGCCGTGGCCCGAAGCGCTGACCGGGCGCGAGATCGCGCTCGTGGATCTCAGGACGGGATCACTGCGCCGCTGCCGCGCACGTGGCCGCTACGGCGTCATCCCCTGGATCATCCCGCGCAAGGCGCTCGAGGCAAGCGACTTCCGTCCGATCCGCGACGAGTTGACGATCGGTATCGACGGCGCGCTCGTCGCCGGGCTCGGAGGTCGATGCGAGTGGATCTTCTCCGACCCGCACGACCTCTGCCGCGTCGACTTCAAGTCGGACGTGAACCTGAACAGCTTCGAGAAGGTCACGAGCTCTCTCGGGTATGGCCCCGTGTGCCTCGATCCCTGGAGCACCCTCGCCAAGCGCTACCCCGAGCACCTCGTCGAGATGGCTCGTGACGTGAGCACGAGGATGGAGGTCATCGCGTGACGACGCTCTGGTTCGTCGTCCCAGCGCATGGCCGGCTCGAGCTCGCGCGTGTGTGCCTGCGTCAGCTTCGCCGCACCTGCGACGCGCTCACGTCCGAAGGGATCGAGGCAAGCGCGGTCGTCATCGCTTCGGATGCCAATTTGGAGACAGCGCGCGAGCTCGGCTTCGGGGTGATCGAGGAGTCCGGGGCGCTCGGACGCAAGTGGAACCACGGCTACCAACTCGCCTGCGATCCTGCGCTCAACCCTCGACCAGCCGAGTACGTCGTGCCGATCGGCTCTGACGACTGGGTAGACCCGGAACTGATCCTTTCGGCGCCGCTCTCACAGGATCACCTGACGTGCTTCCGGCGCTGCGCGTTCGTGCGCGAGGATGGCCGCAGGCTCGCGCGCCTGACGATCAACTACCCCGGAGGGGTCGGCATCCGCGTCATCCCGCGCAGGTTCATCGCACAGGCCGACTATCGACCGGCCGACGAGCACCGTCGTCGAGCGCTCGACACGAGCACGCTCAACGGCCTGCGCCGCGCGAACCGGCGGATGCCATCGATCGTCTACCACGACCTTCACGACTTGCAGGTCGTGGACTTCAAGAGCGCATCCGGGCAACTCAACTCGTACAAGTCGTGCCTGCGATTCACGCACGCTCGCGAGTCCCAGGACGTCTGGGGTGGACTCGCCGAGCACTATCCGGACGCTGCGGTCGAGGAAGTGCGCTCGGTCTATGCAGGCACGAGAACCCTGGCAAGGGCTGTGGCATGAGCACGACTCTCTCGCGCGCTGTCTACCTGCAACTCCTCGGGCCGTGCAGCGAGGTTTGTGCACGCTTCGCAGGGCCGCTCTACGATCAACTCGGCTCAGGCACCTACGACGAGTGCTCCGTGCTCCAGCTTCGAGGCTCGCTCGTCGACTGGCAGGCAGCGCACCGCACAGCTCGCAAGCGCGCGTGGCGAGCAGAGCGGTTCGGCTACCGCTTCTCCGAGATCGCGCGTCACGAGTACGTGGACGACATCTTCGCGATCAACACCTCGGCGCCTGTGCGCCAGGGCCGACCGATGAGCGCGGGCTACCTCATACCGCCGAGCCCGATCCCTGATCCCGACTACCCGTGCTCGCTCCACGGCGTCCACCCCTACGGCGTGCTCCTCAACGACGAGCTCGTCGCTTACCTGTGGTGCTACCGCTCAGGTGACCTGGCGCTCGTGTCGAGCATCCTCGGTCACGCCGAGCACCTGCGCTACGACGTGATGTACCTGCTCATGCGCGGAACGATCGAGGCCGAGCTCGCGCTCGGAGGGTTCCTCGTCTACAACCGCCACGACTCCGGTACCGAGGGACTCAGGTACTTCAAGGAGCGTTGCGGCTTCGAGCCGACGGAGGTTGCATGGGCGCTGTGACCTATCCCTCGCTCGGCCACGTCGCGATGCAGGCGCGGCCCTACCCGACCCACGTTCTCGAAGGCTGCGAGACGGGACTCTGCCTCTTCGCTGCCGCCTTCCTCGGGCATAACGACGCGGTTCACTTTGCGCAGGCTGGGCTGCGGACGTTGTGCGTGGACATAGACGAGGAGCGGCTGCACGAGATGGAGCGGCTCTATCCGAGTGACTGGGGCTTCCATGTGAGCGACGCCTGGGAGTTCGCACGTTCGGTGAGCGCGGCTCCTGTGGCCGACGTCGTCTCGGCTGATCCCTTCACGGGGGACACGATGCAGCGCGTCCTCGCCTCGCTCGAGCTGTGGTGCTCGCTCGCCCGCAAGGCCGTCATCGTCGGAGTCACCCTCGATCTCACCGGCTCCTACACGACGCCGTCAGGCTGGAACGCCTCGCTCTTCCATCGCGCGAACAACGTCTACTGGCTCGTCTTGGAGCGCGCATGACCCCAGAAGACGTCACCGCCGTGCTCGTCACCCGTGGCGATCAGCCCGAGATGATGCGCCGAATCCGCGAGTCTCTGATCTTCGACGACGTGATCGTCTGGGACAACTCCGAGCGCGAAGACCGCAAGACTGCGGGGCGCTACTTCGCGCTCCTCGAAGGAGAGACGCAGGACGTCGTCTACTTCCAAGACGACGACGTGATCGTCCCGCCCGAGACGCAGAGCAGGCTCGTGGACGCGTACATGTCGGGCGTCGTAATCGCGAACTACGGTCACGGCTCGAACGACGGCGGCTACGGCGACCTGCCGCTCGTGTGTGGCGGCGCTGTGCTCGATGCCGATCTCCCGCTCGCGGCGATGGATCGCTACCTCGAGCACTGGCCGCTTGACGAGGACTTCCTCTATTACTGCGACTTCGCGATCGGTGTCCTGTACGAGGACTTCCGCCACCTGTACCTGCCGTTCGAGATCGAGATGGCGGTCGCACAACATCCCTCGAGGCTCTGCAACCAGCCGTGGGCGGCAGAGATGAAGGCACGCGTCACGGAGCAGGCGCGACAGGTGAGAGACGCGGTGAGGGCATGAGAGCAGAAGCACCCTTCCTCATGGCCGACCTGGAGGAGCTCGACGCTCGGCTCCTCTCTCGCGCCGAAAGAGTCGTGCCCATGCGCGACATCTACAAGGGCGATACGAACCCTCGGGTCATCGGCCTACGTCACGACGTCGACGACAACATCGGCTCGTTCGAGACGGCGCTCAGGCTCGCCGAGTGGGAGTTCGAGCGCGGCTACTCGGCGACCTACTACCTGCTCCACGGTGCGCACTACTGGGGTGAGGAGATGCTGTGCGAAGCACCTCGCTTCGAGGAGCTCGGGCATGAGGTCGGGATCCACGTCAACGCGCTTGCCGAAGCGCTCAGGCTCGGGCGTGACCCGCACATGCTGCTCGCGGAGGCGCTTGCCGAGCTCCGAGCGACCGGCGTGCGCGTCGTCGGATGCGTTGCTCATGGCGACTCTCTCTGTCACGACGTCGGATTCGTGAACGACGAGCTCTTCTCCGAGTCCCCACGCCCGGTCATGGGCGCTGCTGATCGCATGCTCACCTATGGCGGGTACGCCCGCAAGATCGAGCCTCTCCCCCGGCACGTCTACGGGCTCGAGTACGACGCGAACTGGCTTTCGCGTGGGGACTACCTCTCTGATTCCGGTGGTCGCTGGTCGCAGCCCTTCTCAGTGGTCGTGCAGCGCTTCGGGGAGAGCCAGCTCCACATCCTTCAACACCCCGACTGGTGGCGCGAGGCGTTCGTCACCGAGGAGGTGAGCGCCTGATGGCACGAGTCGATCTACGGCCCGCGAAGCTCGACTACCGGATCACCCGCGGCGACGACTTCGCCGACGTGGTGACGATCAAGGAAGGGGAGCCGCCGGCGGCAGTGGACGTGTCCGGACGCACCTTCACCGCACAGGTACGTCGCACCGCCGACGGTGAAGTCGTCGCGGCCATGTCCATCGACATGACGAGCGCAGCCTCCGGCGAGGTCGGCTACGCGGTGGCTGATTCGGTGACCGCGACCATGCGCGGGACGTACGTGTGGGACTTCCAGCAGGCGATCGGAGGTGTCGTTCGCACGCTCATGGGCGGAAAGTTCATCGTCGATACCGACGTTACGAGGTCGAGCTAGATGCCGGTTGAGCTGACCATCGTCGAGACGACGACCGAGCTCGACACGGTCGTCACCGAGGTCATCCTCGAGTCGGCCTCGACACCGGGGCCGGCTGGTGTCGGAGTGCCGAGCGGTGGCACGACGGGACAAGCGCTCGTCAAGGCATCGAACGCCGACTACGACACCGAATGGGACGACGTCGTCGGGGGAGGCGCCGACGATCAGACTGCCGCCGAGGTGCCGTTCACCCCCGCTGGCTCGATCGCGGCAACAGACGTGCAGGCGGCCATCGTCGAGCTCGACACGGAGAAGGCTCCCGTCTCGCATTCGCACTCAGGTGCAGACATCACCTCGGGGACGGTGGCCGAGGCGCGGATCGACGCGGCGATCGCTCGTGACTCGGAAGTGAGCGCGGCCATCGCTGCGCTCTCCACCGTCTACCAGCCGCTCGATTCCGACCTCACGTCGATAGCCGCTCTCTCTACAACGGCGTTCGGCAGGGGTCTCCTCGAGCTTGCGAACTCGGCTGCGCTACTCGCCGCCGCAGGCGCCGCCGCCGCCTCGCACGCGCATGCAGGCGAGGACATCACCTCGGGCACGATCGCGGAGGCACGGATTCACGCCGACATCGCGCGAGACTCCGAGGTATCGGCGGCCATCGCTGCGCTCTCGACGGTGTATCAGCCTCTCGACTCGGATCTGACCTCCATCGCCGCGCTGACCACGACGGCGTTCGGACGCGGATTGCTCGAACTTGCCGATGCCGCCGCACTTCGGGCAGCCGTCGACCTCGAGCCGGGAACCGATATACCGAGTCTGAGTACATTCAACGATCACTCCGCGCGGCACGAGGACGGTGGCGCGGACGAGATCTCGATCCAGGGGCTCGCGGGTACTCCCCTCGAGCTGACGAACCATCTGAACGACTCGTCCGACGCGCACGACGCAAGCGCGATCAGCGTCGCCGACTCGGGCGGCAACTACACCGCCACCGACGTCGAAGGGGTACTCGCGGAGATCGCGCCCCAGTTAGGTGGGACGACGGGGCACGCGGCGGATGGATGGGTCGATGACACCGCGACAACTTGGACATACGCGAGCGCGACAACCTTTACCGTCACGGGTGATCAGACGGCCAAGTTCTCGAAGGGTACGCGAATCAAGCTCACGCAGACGACGGTCAAGTACTTCGTGGCCGTCGATTCATCGTTCGGCGGCGGCAACACTACCGTCACGATCACGGGCGGTGACGACTACACGCTCGCCAACGCCGCTATCAGCGCGAACTACTACTCCTACGCGGCCAACCCGCAGGGGTATCCGTGCTGGTTTGACTGGACGCCGACCTATGGCGGATTCAGCGCAGATCCGCCGACGACGATCGCTCGCTTTGCGGTCGTCGGCCGTCAATGCATGATCGAGTTGTCTACCGGGAACGGCACGAGCAACTCGAGCACGTTCAGCATCACGCTTCCGATCACAGACGTCACCTCGGGCATACAGACACTCTGTCGGGTCGGTGACAACGGCACCAATCAGACGTTGCCTGGCAAGTTCAACTTCAACGGCGATGGAACAGCGACCGTCAACAAGGATCTGAACAACTCGGGCTTCACGGGGTCGGGGAGCAAGTATGTCATCGTCATAACGAGTTATGAGTTCTAGAACCGTTGCCCGCTCATGGACGCTTCAGATGGCCGGAATGAAAGGGGGAACGACTCATGCCTGAGTACATCTCAGCCGATGACCTGAAGACCGCGCTTGCCATGACCGGCGAGACGTACGCCGACGAGGCCATCGAGGTCGCCGTGGCGGCAGCGAACGAAGCCTGCGACGGGTATAAGCAGACGACCTTCGCGCCGACCGAGGATCAGGCGCGTGTCTACACGGCACGGGCAGGGGTTTCCTCGCTTGCCATCGACGACCTGAACACACTCGCCTCGCTCACCGTCGATACCGACGGTGATGGCACGTACGAGACGACATGGACGCTCGGCGACGAGTTCGATCTCGAGCCTGCCAA